GGTCGTAGGCGTTTACATAGGTCGCCAACGCTTCATAAGAATTTCCAATATACTTCTCAAATTCCACTTCACACACCTTGTTAAGGAACCTAACAACACTTTCATCGCTCTTCTCTCTGCCTTGGAATACCTTGTCAACAAAAGGACCCAGATTGAGATAGATGGAATCAGTATCAGCAGCAATAACGTAGTCAACATCAGTAGTCCTCAAGATTTTATTAAGGTAAGTATTCATTTTGTTTTGAATCCATCGGATACTTACCTGTCCCGATAGAGTAATCGCTTCAGCATTTGCCAGAGAGTAGTATCGGAAGTATTGATTTCCGATGGCACCATAGGCGCTGTTGAGTTGGATCTTTCTTGCCATTTGGATGTTGTTGAATTTTGACACATCCTTTTGTAATGCCAAGGTTTCTGCAGGTGTGGTGGCATCTTCGAGATTTTGCTTAGCGGCAAGCATTCTCTTCTTGTAAATGGTCCTTTCATCATAGATTCTTTGCATCATTTGTGGAAGGAATCCAAGTGTATCCTTACGGTATTGAGCACCGTTAGCACACACACAACCATCCCCATCGAATACTATTTCCTGATTAAGTATTTTATCAACTGTAACCGTTGGGTGTCGCTCATCCATGAGCGTCTCGGGGGAGATGTTGTACTGCATAATGAGATGAGGATACAGAGAGTTAAGATCGAAAGACACCACCCAATCATAACTTCCTGGAATCGGTTCTTTGACATATGCTCCTGCATACTTATCATCCTTCTTAGTAGTTAGGCGAGGTGGCACCACAATGTTACGACCTTTAAGATCATTATAGATCAGGGTGTCCCACATACGGACTTGAGAATATACATCCTCAAGGTTTACCTTAGCGTCATACGCCATGGTAACTGCCAACTCGATTAACTTCATCTTATCTTCCAGCATGTCAACCAGATTCACGTCATGGATGTTGTATTCCACGAAGCGTTGCCAGTCAGACGTGTAGAAATCCTTGAAGTTTTCAAACTCAGAGTGGTCCAACTTCTTATCACCCAATTCAACCATAGCAATATGGTCTAGGCGATAGGATTCCTGGTTAGTGTAAGTGAATTTCTTATAGAGATCGAGATAATCGAGGATCGCTACACCAGTTATTTCATACGCTATATTGGTGCGTCCCATCATCTTGATCTCTCTGTCAATGACCCTATTCCAGGGGGACAGAGACTTCTTCCACTTCTCACCTAGCACCCGCTCGATACGACGACAGATGTAAGGGATGTCATACAGGTTGTTATTCCATCCAGTAATGATATCAGGGGTATTCTGATTCCACCATGAGTGAAAGTCCTGTAGCATCTCTTGCTCTGTCCAGAAGACACGGTATTCAACATCCTTTGGAGCAACAAACTCTCTGGTCCCCCAGGTGATTGTCTCCTTGGTATTGAAGTTCTTCATCGTAATACAAAGCATCTCCTCGGCAGATGCTTGCACGTCTGGGAATCCATTTTCGCAGGCAACCTCAATGTCAATAGTCCAGATCTTCATCTTAGACATGTCATAATCAATCTCACCCTGCCACTTCTGAGCAATATGTTGATAAACATACCGCTCATATCCATGGACTTCCAGACCCGATGCGCCCTCATACGTTTTGATAAACTCTCGTGCTTCACGAGCGCCATCAAACTGCTTAGGGAAAGCATAACGACCATCCAGTGTCCGATACTTACTCGTCTTCTGTTGTGCGTTAGGCACTAGAAACAAAGTAGGGCGAGACTTCTCTCGATACTGCACGGGGTCTCCGTGCTCGTAACCTCTGATGAGAATGTCATCGCCCAGTAGACAGACACTTGTGTAAAAATCACTCATTCCTTAACTGCTTTCTGGTATGCTGCCAGCACTGCGGGTGCAGGATCCAGTATAGACATAATATCTGTAGATGTCAAGAAGAGAAATGATTGGTCAGTGTGCAGGGGATACCTATGAAGGCTGGTGTCTACATCAATCACATGAGAGTCTTCCAATAGGAGACTGGGTTCTTCATCCATCTCAGTCAGTTTACCAATGAGGTAAGTGTCAGGATTGTTCTTAAGAATTAAAACTTTAATCATAGGTCTCTTGCAGATGCATCTTCTTCGTCGAAGTAAACACTCATACCAGCAGGTTTATGAGATTTAAGTATAGCCTTGTAACTTTCAGTCACGTTTTCGTGAGGGTCACCAAGACTGACAACTGACATTACAGATACAATGTTGTTACCAACAGTCAGTGGTGACCATGGAAACAGTTTGATCTGCACGTCAGAGAGGTCCATCTCGTCAGGGACAGTCTCTCCCCCTTGGAAATCAAACATCTTGTCTGCTGGTTGCTCAATCACCACTGAGTATGGTTGACTAAACTGATACGCGAGAGGCAGAGTGCTGTCGTCGGACGCCCTGACTTCTTTAATGTCAGCGATTACGTCCTCGCCGCTTTGCATTCTTGCGATTTTTACGCTCATAATCTTTTTCCATTAGTTGTTCGTAAGTGCCTTGCACCATGTCTTGAAAGGCACGGCGAGCAGAGATGTTTTTCTCTTCCGCAAGGACGTGGACATACTGCATAAACGTATCCATCTGATCAGGTGGCACGTCTAGAGTAAGTGTTTCGCTTTTCTCTGCGTATGCAGTACACAGGTTAACATACATGTTCATTAAAATCAACTCCAAACAAAAAGAGACCCCCATCAGGGTGGTCTCTTCAGTTGCATATTATATATGT